ATTTAGCATCTTGGGGTGGTAAATCCCCTCGAAGCACCCTATTAACTGGACGTTCGTCAAACTTCGTTCGGGTTCCTGCTTTCCAAGGTTTCAGGAACCTCTCCTTTTCCATTTTCAAAGCATAGCTACCAGCCAAACGCGCAAGCTTTGAAGCAGGCATCTCGGCCCCGAGATGAACAGGATCTTGTCTTTTAAACTCCTGTACCAGAGAGACAAAACACGGATTGAAACAGGCTGTGTCCAGACGGCAGCACGTACGATAAGCTAGTACGTATTTAAAGTTGCCTTCCGTTTCTATCTTGACCTCGTCCTCAAGACTTACTGCGGATGCAACTGCGCGGCATATTGGGTATATTCCACCAGGTAGGCCCCTGAGATAAACTTTCTGGCAGAATGAGACTGAATCAGGTTCAAAGTACTGTTTTGAAGCGTTTCCTTCGAAACCTAAAGTCTTCACGCATTTCTCAAATGTCTGAGGGGTTATTCCTTCGCCTATAAGGATTGCGTCATCACCCTGAACCGCTTGACACGCTATACTCTTATAATAACCAGCTTCGAGTCCATAGCGCTGAGAAACCAAATTGACACAAGAATCAATAAAGTTTGTTGTGATTCCTCCAGATTTTACTGAAGAAGGCCCGATTGGAAAGATTTTGTCAGGAGTTATACACATTGTTCGATAGAACTCAGTATATATTAAGTTCATCCATATGTTTGCAGTATGGTGATCCATCCACCTGGAAACTGCTTCGGCTGTCCGAAGCGCGAGCCATGGAGCAACAGAGGCATCGTATCCACTAAAGTCTGTGCCAAGTGGGCGTACGTGCAACTTTGCCGCTGTATTAAGCATGTGCTCCATATTCTTGTCAATCACCGCCGGATGCATTAGGGCAGCAAAGATTCTGGATCCATCAGGGTTGCGGATCTCCCTAGCTGCATCAAGCAAACGATTTAACAGTGGTTTACCAACCACTGTATCGATTTTAGGCATAGCACATACAGCTCTAAGCTTTGACAGGAGTACTTTGCGTCCTGAGGGTGTCGTAGCTACGTTGGACCCATCTGGCTTAGGCTTATGCCCTGATGCTACGTTGGTTCTCTGGGAAGCTGTGGCGACGAAGATGGTATTGCACTTTCTCCAGTCCTGGTCCCACCACAACTTCCAAACGTGTTCTGCGTCCTTCCGAATAATCCTCGAGGTAATTATCCTTTCAATACTAGCACTTGATTCCATTTCGGGCCGAACGAACCAATGTGACACATAAGTCGCAAAACACGAATTTGTATCGGTATTTAGAGACTTTTCTGTTTCTCTTTCTGTGGCTGCATCTTTATAACCTTCAAGCCAGCCATCAGCAGGTACTCTAATACTACCAGCTTTGACCCTTGTAGCTAACCATTCCAATGCACGCTCTAATGCTTTCATGTCCAGCTCACGTGCTGGTGGTTTGTCCCTCCACACTTCTGCGATCTTATCATCCATCCATGTGGATGCAGGAGGAAATATACCACGAGCTCCGATCAAGTCCGCTTGATGCTCCTCTACTGCGTATAAGCTTTTCACATAATAGCCCTTACCTAATGGAAAAGCCTTAGACCTACTTAGATCAGATTTGACAATTCTCAAGAACAAGCCAGCAATAGCGGCATATGAAGCACGCTGAAAGTAGGGTGTTCTATTGTCATTGAAATTGCCTCGTTCCTCTCTCATTAGCCAGTTTCTCAAGCGATTAGCCCAGTCTGGCGCCGGAGTGACCTTGAGTTTACGCCTCAAAGCAATAGTCCGTAAGATTAAGGGTTCGACGAGTTGCGCTGCCTGTTGCGCCGTCTTAAACGTAAATGATTCCTTTGAGTTTGCTCCTTTCACCTAGAGCCCTCCTAATTCATCAGTCGTCCATAGCAACTTTTCAGCTATGGCAGTGATTCCAGTCAAGCTGGCCCCACGCTTCCCACCATGGAGAAGTAACGATTTCAAATTTGGAGAACTCAAATTTGTTTTATGATGAAACGTATACTGCATTACATGCCTCCTACATGAATGAGATTTGTGATTT